ATCACGCGACTAACAAGACCCTTACATATTTGAATGAGGTATATAATACTAATTACGGTCGCCGGATGGGACACAATCGTTGGTCAGTATACAATGCTATAACTGATTGGAGTACTCACGCTCCGTCATCCAGTAAAAATACTATTGCATTGTCGCAACGTCGAACTGAAAGAGCTTCGGAAGTAATTAACGAATATCTTTTAGCCGCTTAAACTATAGGAGGTTTATTGATGAGAAAGTATTTTAAAAGATTATCTTTTAAAGTTTACAGACTCCTGAAAGGATTCTAAAACTTTTTATAACTAAAGCAAAAGGGAGGTGATGTAACCCACATACAAATTGTATGACCTAAGCAAGTCTTTAAACTGCTTATCTTTTTAAATTTTAAATAGAGAGAGTAAATAAAATGATAGAGACTGCCGTAACAAAAATGTTTCGTGTTACAAAAGTTGAAGAAGAACTATCTTATGTTGATGATGGAAAAACACAGGTTAAAACATATAATTTTACTAATAATTTAGGAATGATTAGTATCGTTTTATTTATGGAAAACGGACCATTAAAAGTTACAACAAAAGCTGACGAAAATAGATTCAGCACATCAAGTGAAGTAATGGCAATAGATTCCAGAGACGTATATGGGTAAGGAGAATTTAAAAATGAAACAGCCAACAACGGCAAGAAAGAATGCACAATTCAAAGAAAGAATTTTAAAAATAGTATTTGGAAATGACACAGCCAGCAAAAAATTTAGCGATGAAGAAATTATAGAGCGCATACAAATGCTTATAGAGTTTCGTGAAAGGGTTTTTGGAGCAGCCTTTGGTGTTGGTACAATTTCAGTTTTATCAGCGAAGCCCACACACACCAAACCTAAAGACACAGATGATAATGAAAAGTGGACTCGATGGGCGCTGGATAATATCTCCTAAAGGAATTTAAAAAAAAATTAATAGAGGTATCCTATGACAAATAAAATACTTATTGATGATTTATGGGCTAAATTATTTGCATTACATATCGGATGTAAGTGTCCGAATAAAAGAGTAAAAGAAAAGTTTATTCATTTTGTATTAGACCACCGAAATAATAATGATCAGCTAACAGAAGAATATGTATTTTCGCAATTTCCAGAATTTATTAATTATTTAGCAGAGTATTAATGGAGAGAAGGGGGTTGACACAGAACCTCGACTGTGCTAAAGTGCCGACACAACTCAGCAACCAACAACAGGAGAAAATATTCTATGGTTTATGAAGGTACAGCTTACTGGGCATCTGTTACTACACCAAATACTAGGTTTGAACCTAAGTATACTATTGATTTAGTAGTGGATGAAGACATCGCCGAACAGCTTCGGACTGACGGCATAACAATTAAAGATAAGGACGAGGGTCCGACAGTTACTATTAAACGTAATGTTAATGGGCCAAACGGTATGGTTCGTAAGGCTCCGAAACTTATGGACCGACACAAAAATGAATTGGATTGCCTAGTTGGCAACGGTTCCAAGGTAAGAGTTCAAGCAAAGGAATGGGAAATCAATCGAAACGGTCAGGCATTCAAGGGACTCGAACTCCAAGCTGTACAAGTTTTGGATTTAATTGAGTATAGGTCTGGCGATGGGGATGAATTTGAAGCCTTACTTGATGAAATCGAGGTTGATGTACTGTGAGTGAAGAGCAACAACTTATCTATGCAAAGGACGATTCTAGGTACGACGTAAATAGTTTTACTGATGAAGCTAAAATGGCATTTGCTTACCTTGTTGAAATTAATCAAGAAATTAACATGATGACGAAACGGATTGCTATATTAAGAGCAGCCTCTATTACGTTAAGTCAAGTGGTTGATGATCAATTAACAAGTAATATGCTTATCGCAAATGATAAAATTGTTGACGAATCAGACACACTTGCCCCTTCGGGGACTTTAGTTTCGGATACACCAATTTCCTAAAAAGTTTGACCTCGGTAAGTCTATAAACTGCCTTTTTTAAATACAGGAGAAACACATTGGCTTTTGTAAAATACCATCAGCCGTGTCCCTTATGCAGTTCAAGCGATGCCGCAAGTATAAATGATGATGGATCGGCTTACTGCTTTAGTTGTGATAAGAGGATTAATAATTATCAAAAACTTATAGGAGAACAAGTAAATAATAATGTAACAGAATTTAAAGTATATAAAAACAATTCAATCAACGACATCGAAGGTAGCTTTGCTGCCCTAACTGACCGTGGAATATCTTTAGACACCGCAAAAAAATATAATGTTAAATCTCTTTCAAATTCTGACGGAGAAATCGTAAGACATTTTTATCCTTATTACATAGCTTCAGAAATTACAAGTTATAAAATTCGTGGTGTTGATAAACATTTTACATGGCGAGGAAACTCACAAGATACTGGGTTATTTGGAGAATCTATATTCAAAGCTTCCGGTAAGTTTATTACTCTTGTGGAAGGCGAGTGCGATGCGATGGCAGCGTATGAATTACTAGGATCTAAGTGGCCTGTAATCAGTCTCAAAAGCGGTGCCGCCGGAGCAGTTAGAGATGTAAAACACTCAATAGAATTTTTAGAAAAGTTTGATAATATAGTTATAAATTTTGATAACGATAAGGTCGGTCGAGACGCCGCCCAGAAAGTAGCACGCCTATTAACTCCTGGCAAAGCTAAGATTCTCACACTCCCTGATGACTTTAAAGATGCTAATGAAATGCTTAGGGCAGGACGAGCACAATCTTACGTCGATGCGTGGTGGAGTGCAAAGTTATATACACCGTCCGGTGTTTTAAATATCTCAGAGCAAAAGAAAAACTATAATAATCGCAAGAATAAAACGAGTATTCCGTACCCTTGGGAAGGATTAAATAAGAAACTATATGGCTTACGTAGCGGAGAATTGGTAACGCTTACCGGCGGTACAGGACTAGGTAAATCCAGCATCACCCGCGAATTAGAACATTGGCTAATAACACAGACCAAAGATAACGTAGGTGTCATAGCTCTTGAGGAAGATTGGAGACGTACCGTAGATGGTATCGTTTCAATAGAGGCGAATGCTCGATTATATATTGACCAAGTTCGAGATAAATTTTCTCAAGAAGAACTAGATAAATATTTTGATAATGTATATAGTGGTAAAAACGAAAACCGCTTTTGGGTTCATAGTCATTTCGGCATTACAGACCTTGACGAAATTTTTAGTAAGATTCGATTCTTAATAATTGGGTGCTCATGCAAGTGGCTAGTAGTAGATCATCTTCAGATGCTGGTAAGTTCAGTGATGGAGAGTGACGAGCGTAGATCAATAGATAATATTATGACTAAACTAAGAAGCATTGTCGAAGAGACAAGCGTAGGGTTAATCTTAGTGAGCCATTTGCGGCGCGTTGATAGTAATCGTGGGCATGAAAATGGAATATCGGTGAGCTTATCACATCTCCGAGGATCTCAAAGTATTGCTCAATTATCTGATTGTGTTATAGCATTAGAACGTGACCAACAAGCAGACGATCCCCAAGAAGCACATACAACCCACGTTCGGGTATTAAAATCTAGATACACGGGTGATGTCGGTATGGCTACACATTTAATTTATAACAAAGAAACAGGAAGACTTAAAGAAACATTTATTGATGGAACTGAAGAGCTTGAATTATGAAATCTTTAATTTTTGATATTGAAACCGATGGTCTACAACCAACTAAAATTTATTGTATGTCAGTTTTGGATGTGGACTCTCAAGAACAAACTAATTTTAAGCAAGGAAATATTGAAGAGGGTATTGAACTTCTTGAAAGTGCTGACAAATTAATAGGACATAATATAATCGGATTTGATATCCCGGTTATACACAGATTGTGTGGCGTTAATTTACTCGACAAGAGATTAATTGATACCCTTGTACTCTCAAGATTATTTAATCCAGTAAGAGCTTCGCACAGTTTAGAAGCTTGGGGTTACAAACTTCAATTTCCAAAGATAGAATTTAATGATTACAGTGCCTACTCAGAAGATATGATGAA